CCGAAAACCTTCCGGCGTTGTTGCAACCGCAACCGTGTTGAGCGCGCTGTCCGGTTTCTTCTGGCGATTACGGGCAATTACCTTGTTCCAGACTTCGCGCGCCTTGTCGGTCGTGAGCGTGTCCAGCTCGTCGCAGATGCTGTCAGCGACCTCGTAGGCCACGATGCGCGCCGGGTTGTCCATGGTGCGCAGGATCGTCATGCCGTAATCGCCCATGTCGATCAGGTTGTCGTTCCGGTTGATCTTGTAGCGCACCTTCATGGCGTCGAGGCATTCCTCAAACCGAGGGAAGGCCATGCGCGCAACGAGGTCATACGTCGGCAGGTAGTAGGCGTTGTTCAGGCCGGGATATGCGAACTTGAGCCGCAATGTGCGCCAAATCGCCGCGTGTGACTTGCCAGATCCGAACCCGCCGACGAATGCCGGGAATTGTTCCTCGGCATGGACAAAATCGTCCTGTTCCGGCGTCAAGGTGATCTCAAGCGGCATTGCTGTCCATGCGGACGAACACCACGTTCATGGGTTGCGCGATGTTGCCCTCGTGCTGCAACTGCGTCGGGATGACCTTTCCGACCAGCGTGAGGAATGAGGTTGGGTTGTCGTGCGCCTGCTGCTTGAGGTATTCGATGCCGCCGACAGCTTCGAGCGCCGAAAGCACCAATTCCTTGACCTGGGTTGTTGATTTGTTCGGCACACCTTTCTTGCGCCCCTTGCCGATGTTGGCAAGAAACTCGGGGTTTCGACTGCCCCGCACTTTTTCCGCAGTTTGCGGGCTGGCGACAACAATCTCCTGTGCCATAGGGTCTGCCTTCTGCATGATTGTGGCCTTCGCGATAATTGGCGTTAAGCGGGAAGCTGTATTCGGCGCACACGGCCAGACCCGACGCGCCTGAGCAGTCCGCGCTTTTCGAGCCGTCGAACGACGCGTAGGACGTCAGCCTCGTGCGCAAAGCCCAGCTCGCGGCGGATCATGCCGTAACTTGGCGCCTGGCCTTCCTCGTCGATCACGAGCCGGACGTATGCCAGCACCTGCGTTCCCCTGAAGCCGAGTTCGCGCGGTGCATTGCGGTTAGGCATCATGGTGCCTCCTGTGCTTGCGTGGTTTGTCGCGGCAAGGCGTGACGGTGACGACGGTGCATTCACGGATGACCAGGCGATGCCCGCTGGCGAGCTTGACGCTGCAATCCCCGAAGGCGGCGCAACGGTTGATGACCGGCGTGTCGATCGCAGCGACGATCTCGGCGTCTGGGATGTCGGCGATGCGCTCGCGGTAGCGTTGGAGGGCGTGGAGGGTGACGTGGACCATTTCATGCGGCCCGCCAGCCTGAGACAAAAATCCGGGGCTTGGGCGTGACATCGGGTATCCCCCTAAAGGGGGATATACCCTCGACGTCACGCTCCCCGCCCTTTGCCGGAACGTGACGTGACACGATGTCACGCCGAGTGTCACGCGATGTCACGCCAGCCATACATTGCCCTCCGTGATCTGGATTTGTCCTTTGTTTACAAGAGCATTGCGCAATCTGCGCATCTGCGTGCGGGCGTTGTTGTCGTTGTCACGGTCGACCACGCTTGATGCCTGTAGTGACCGCTTCCAGGCATGGAGCGTGACAGCCCGCGTGACATCAGTGTCACGCTCTGTATTCAGGTCGAATCCGCCCGCCTCAATGCACCTTTCAAGGCACGCCAAAGCCTCACTTTCCTTGGGTGAAAGCTTGTCGGGATCGCGTGCCAGGATGGCCGATTTTTCCGCCTCGACGACGACGCAGGAGGTGACGTCCTTGCCCCTGCGGTTGGTTCCGAGTGCGACGGATTGGAGGGTGAAGGCGAATGGTTCACCCGCTTCCAGATCGCGCTGCTTGGCAATGCGGACGCTCGAAAATGTCAGTTCAGGATCGCGCTTGATCTCGATCTCGGTGTCGGTTGCCGCGCGCAATGAGCTGTGCCCGCGGGCGCCTCTGGCCTCGTCTTTGCCGCTGTGGTGAACAATGCAGACATGCGCGCCGGTTGCGTCGCGGATGCGGTCGCAGTTGCCGACGATTGCGGTCATGTCCTCGGGGCTGTTCTCGTTGCCGCCGGCCATGGCGCGGCTCAAGGTGTCCACAATGACCATGGCGACGTGGAGGTTGGTAGCGGCGGCGACATGCTCGACCAGGGCAATCACGGCGTTGACGTCGGCGTCATCGTTTAGGAGGTTCACAGGCCGGGGCATGGCGACGAAGGGCAATTGCTCGCCGTCTAGCCCGTGGTGCTGCCGGAAGGCCGTGAGGCGGTTTCTGATGCCTTGTGCGCCTTCCAGCGACAGATAGACTACAGCGCCCCTGTCCACCGCCCTGCCGCGCCATTCGCGCCCCCAGGCAACATGCAGGGCAAGATCGACGATAAAGAACGTCTTACCGCAGTTGGATGGGCCGTAGATGACCGACATGGCGGATGATGTGAGCAGCCCCTCGACAAAATCGTTTGCGTCGAGGTTCGGCTGCGCGTCGCTGAACCAAAAGAACGGCAGCACAGGCGCTGGGCCTGCCTGGGGCTGTTCCGATGTCTCGACGCTTTCCAGATCCTCGTCAGCGTAATCGTGGACGACATCGGCGATCAGATCGCCTGTCTCGGGATCAATCTCCCAATCATCGCAACGCTCGGGAATGTAGTCGGGCTGGAAGCGTTGCTCGCTATCCCTGCGCTCCTGGTGCAGTGCGCGGAAAGCGGCCTTGTGATCCCCGCCGTGGCTGTAGTGAACAAAGAGGTCATAGGCATCGCCGAAGCACCCGCCCTTGAACTGACTGCCAATGCGCGCGCCCGCATCGCTGGCGGATAGGCTGACCCACTTGTCGCCGATGACGCGTGTGGCATAGCTCTCGCTGGTCTGGTGGGGGGATCGCCAGTCCTCGGGATGGCGCGGCGATTGCTCGTAGCCGTAGAGTTCAAGCAGGTTCGTCAACGAACTGGCGCGATTGAACTCGGCGATTATGTTGTGGCCCTCGACGGGCGCTTGCCTTGCGCGGCGCAGTTCGGCCTCGCGGCGGATGCGTTCGCGCTCCAGGTCATCCTCGGCGCGCTTGCGATGCACGGATTGCAGCCAGCCGGCGATCGGGCCGGTGTCGAGGGCAAGGCCCGGCGCGTTCGTGCCAGACGTGGCGCGCTGGTAGAACAGCGGATCGCCAAGGTCGTCGCGCAACGGCTCGCCTGACTTGGCGTGCGTTTCGGGGACGTTCGGCAGGTAGACCGGCTGTCCGGCGCGGGCGAGAGCGCGATCGACCTCGACGCCCGAGTATTCCATGTAGTCGAACAGCGCGGTCTGCGCGTCCGCCCATTTGAGAAACGCGACAGGGCGGGCAAGTGGGATCAGTATGCGCCAACGCCGATCGCCATTGCGTGCGTGCGCGCTGCTGTAGACCAGGAACGCGGCGTCGTTGCAGAATCCGCGGACAAGGCCCTCGATGCGGGAAAGCGCATGGTCGCCCTTGTCGATGTCGGCGGTCAATGCGACGTAGCTGCCGCGCTCCTGCTGCACCTTATGGTTGCGGCCATCGTAGTCGGCATAGCTCGACGGGATGCAGGCGAGGCTCTTTTCCTTGACGCTGGCGCCGGGTTCCATTGTGAACAGGCTACCGAGCGTTCGGGTTTCGTAGTCTTCGCCGGTCAACTTGTGTGTGTCGAGCGCGCCGGCGAACACCATGACGGTGAAGTCGTTCCATGCAGGGCCGAGCGCCTCGATATTGTCTGGCAAACTGCTCATGCCTCACACCCCGCCGCTTTGTCCGCCCCGTCGATCCGCACGCCGATCCAGCGCATCACGTTGACCGCCATGCTGTTGCCGATGGCCTTGTATCGCGGCCCGTCCGCGGCATGGCCCTTGCGCCATGGGATCAGCGTCCAGTCGTCGGGAAAGCCCTGCAATCGCTCGCACTCGCGCGGGGTCAGCCGCCGCACGGCCCATGCTTCGGCGACGTAGCTCTTGCTCGATCCGCCCGAAGCCGCGCGCACGTTGGCGGTGTCGTGTGGCCCCTCGAATTGTGCCCCACCTTCCCGGCCGCGCATATCGAAGCACGACGCATGGTGGCGTGCTTCCAGCGTGTAGGCAGTCCCGTCCGCGCGGAAGCCAGCGCCTTGCGGTCCATTGTCCGGGTTTTCGCTCACGGCGCATTCCTGGATGGCGATGGCCACCTGCGCGCCGCCATTCGCGTGACTGCCATCGTGGCCCATGCTCCGCAGGGTTGGCGACAGGCCGACCATGGCGTCGTTGCCGTAGTCTTTGGACGTGAAGGCGATGGTCACAAGGCGATCCGCCTCCTCGGCACCGTTGGGCAAGCCGGATTTTCCCGCGCAAGCCTTGAGCGTCCCTGCTACATCGGGCGGCATGTTGACCGGCACGATCGGCGTCCCGCGCCCGGTGCCGTCCTCGCTGGCGTCAAACCCATCCGCGCGCAGGGCATGGGCGACAAAATGCCCGCATCCGCCGTTGACGTGCTGGTCTTCCAGCCCCTGCTTGTCGCCGAACGCGGCGTTCAGCGTGGGCGCGACATCATGGCAAACTAATCCCCCGTCGCAGTCGAAGTCGGTGCCAAGTCCGCCACCGCCTTTAGTGCGCGCTGCAACATCGGCGGCAGTTCCTTGCCCCGCTTGGCGGCGCGGCGCAGGATGCCCTCGCAGGCTTTCGGGCTCAAATAATACCGGGAAGGCACGGCAGTCGTCTCCAAGATGTCCGACAAAGAACACACGGCGTCGCCGCTGGGGGACAGCCCGCTCGAGCCCGTCCACTCGGACAAACTGAGCGTCGAGCACCCGGTAGCATCCACGATACCCGAGTTCCCCCACGAGCCCGAGGAAGGTTCCCAGCGTCCTTCCGTCGTCATCCGACAAAACGCCGGGGACGTTCTCCCAAAGAAGCCACTGGGGGCGAATTCGTCGAGCCAGCGCCAGGAATTCAAGCGTGAGGTGGCCGCGCGGGTCATCCAGGCCGAGGCGCTTTCCGGCAACTGAGAACGCCTGGCAGGGGGTTCCTCCGACAAGAAGGTCAACTGGTCCGACATGATGCGCCTCGATTTTCGTGAAGTCGCCGAACAGCGGGATCGCGTTCGACTGCGGGGAATAGCGGTGGTCCCAATCGACCGGCTGCGCGCCAAAGCGATGTTCCAGCACGGCGCGGGGGAAGGGTTCGATCTCGGAATAGCCGGCGGCCTGCCAGCCAAGCGGTTGCCAAGCGACGGAGCAGGCTTCGATGCCGGAGCAAACGGAGAGATAGCGCATCACGCCTCACCCCCCACCGGAGCCCCACACATGCGCAGCACGCCCAACGCCTCATCCGCGCTCGACACCAACGCCACAGGAAAGCCGTAGCGATCCAGCCGCGCCAACCATTCCGCCTGGTTCTCGCTGGCCTTTGCGGTGGCGTTTCGCTTCCATTCGAGGAACAGGATGCCGCCGCCGGGCCAAATGCACAGGCCGTCAACGAAACCCGTCTGCATACCTTCGCGCTTGGCCTGGCGCACGGCGGCAGGACCGCGCCGCCCAGCATTGGGCACGGCGATCCATTTGATCTCGGGGCTCTGCATGTAGAGCTTTTTTCGAAACCCAGCGACGATCTCCGCTTCTGTTGCGCCCCGCGGCATAGCTATGCCCTCAACTTCCGGCGCAGCGCCTCGTTAGCCACCATCGCCTTGACCAAATCCACATGCAGCCCAAACGAGCGCGCCAGGCTGTCCAGATCGGTCGGCAGCGTCTCGCGCATGACCAAGACCTGCATCAGCGCGGTCTGTTGCTGCTGTTGTGTGATCGCCTTGTTCGGTCGGCGTTGTGGGGCGCGGCTCATGCGGACTTGCCCAGCGTTGCCATCATCGCGCGGGCCATTTCCGCGCCGTGATCCCGGCGCCAACGAATATACATGCGCAAGTCATGCCCATCGAACCGGACAGTCTGCGGCCTGCCTGGGCGTCGAACCTCGATCCCGGCATCCTTGGCGATCTGGCACACATATGGCCGCGATACGCCGAACTGTGCTGCAACGACCGGCGGCGGAGTTCCGGCGCGCAGGGACCGCTTCACATTGGCCCGACGCTTGGCGCGCTCGGCATGGGTCATATAGCGGGCGGGATTACTCATTCCGCACCCCGCGCTTCACGCCGCCTGCGCTTCATCATCTCATTGATCTCGCGGTGGAGCGCTGTGACAAACCGCTCGTTTGCAAAAATCATGTGCTGACAGTGCGCGCGGTGTGCGCCATTGCCGTCGCTTTCGTTCTTGCCGCCAGCGTTCATCGCAACGCAGCTTGGCTGACGTGCGGATCGCTCCTGGTATCTCATGCTGCTCTCCGTTCTTCTACACGCAGACGCAGCAACTGCCGCTCCATAGCGCGGGCTATGGGCGCGGCTCATCCAGACGCCATGCACCCGGATCGCGGCGGCAAACGGAAATCGCGAAAGCTGCCAAGTCAATTCGTCAAGCAGCGTGTGGTCTGCCTTGCTCATGCAACGCCTTTCAGTCTGGTCGCTTTTCCGTCGAGTTCGCGCTGTTCACTCGGACCGATATAGACACCCGCCTCGCTTTCGGGATGGCGAGCCCTTGCATGAGCCCCGGCAAAGTCGATGCAGGTTGCAGCCAGGTCGTCGTGATCCGGCGCGTTTGTCGCCGCGATGCACCAGCCGTCAGGCACGAGCGCGGAAAGCAGTTCGATCGGCAGAACACCGAACAGTCGGCGCAGCGCGGAAAGCGGCATACATGCGGAGCCGCTGGCATAGGTGCGCAACGTTGAATCGGGGATGCCGCTGTCGAGCGAGATCGCCTTGAGCGTCAGGCCGTAGCGCAGCGGATCGCAGGCCACACGGAACACCCGGCGTTGCAGGTCGCGCGTCTGCAAGATCATGGGATCGTCAGTCATGTTCCTGCGCCCCGACCTGTGTAAAAGCGCGGTCCATGATGTTGACCTGCGTCCAGATAAGAAAATCCGCCGGGGACGCGCTGCGAGACGCTGATCCTTGGGGGAGCCATGTCCCCGGCGGCAGGTTGCGCAACCGATCTTGGGGAGAGGCTACCGATAGCCGTGGTTGCGGATTCGTAATTCATGCGGGCGGCTCTCCGTCATGGTAGCCATCGCTGTCTTGCCAGCCGTGCGGAGCGGCGATCACAAGTGCGATCAGGATTGCGCCGGCGATGATGGGCACCATGGGGAGGGCGTAGAGGAGCCAGGTCACGCTGCGGCGCTTTCGGGGCGCAGGTGCCTGCGATCCACACGCAGCGGATCGGGCAACACCTCGACACTGAACGTGCCGGCGTTGATTTGCGCGATAACGTCCAGCAAGTCAGCGCCAGGGCGAAACCACTCCCTCCGCTCATGGAGATGGAGGAACATCGCGTGAAACTGACGCTCGAGCAAAACGTCGCCTTCGATCTCCGCCATGACTTCCAGCGCGAAGGGCGACCAAGTTTCAAGCGATCGAGTGCGATTGCTCGGGCTACAACTGCAACCGATCTTGATCGGGCCAGCCATACCGACAGGTTTGATGAAATAGACCCGCTTGGGGCCTTCGCCGCGGGGACGCCAGCCCATTATGCTGCGGCCTGTTCAGCAGGTGGTGGCAGTTTGGACAGGTCATCGGGCAAAGGCTTGCCAATGCTGTTCGCAACAAGGCGAAGGTGGGCAAGCCGCGATGGCGTGATGCCATTCACGCGCCAGCTATGGACTGTCGATGTGGGGGCCTCGATCAGCTTGGCAACAGCGGAAGTGCCACCCAGATGATCAATCACGGCTATGGCTTGAGCGTTCATGCCCCGCAACATGCGATAATCGGAACTATAACGCAAGCCCAAACTTGCGATAATCGCGATTGCGAAGTTTCAGGGCCTATGCCCAATGGTCGCATGGGATTGACCAACGGACTTAGACCCGAAGCGGCGCGCATATTTGAGCGCATCGACGATCTGGGCATCAAGCAGCGCGAGCTGGCTGCTGTGCTTGGCATCGAGGAAAACAAGGTGTCGAAGGTTCGCTCCGGTGAACGCCAGTTCAAAGCCGGCGAAGTCTTGAAGGCGAACGAATGGCTGGACGGGATCGACGCTAAGGGCGGCTTCCGTGTTATCCCGGACGTTTTGCCGGTCGATCCCGATCGCGACTATCTGCCCGTCGAAGTGCTGCCGACGTTTGCCGGCATGGGCGGCGGGGGGACGGGCGACGGTGACAGGGAGATTGCTTTGGTGCCGCGCGCTTTGATCGTGGACATTTTGCGGGGCCAGCCCGCCGACTTCCTGCTGATTAATGTCCGCGGCGACAGCATGGAGCCCGACTTCCGGCACGGCGATCAGATCCTTGTTGATTGCCGCGACAAGAGCCCGGCGCAGCCTGGGCCGTTTGCCCTATGGGACGGTGAGTGGGGCGAATATGTGGTGAAAAACGTGGAACGCTTGCGCAATGGCGAAGTTCGGATATTTTCCAGCAACGCCAAATACAGCGCAGAGGGTGCGCCTGTTGAGCAAACGCGCATCATAGGGAGGCCGGTATGGTTTGGAAGACGGCTCTAGCACTCATTGCGCTGGCAATTCCCTGCGCCGCCATAGCGGAGACGCCGATCACCGACGCCGAGCGCGCGGCGATCCGGGTTGAGGTCCGCAAGCAACTGAAAGACCCTGACAGTGCACGTTTCCGCTGGCTTCCATCCAAGGCTGGCGACGATTATTGCGGGTTCGTCAACGCGCGCAATTCTTATGGCGGATATGCTGGGCACACTCCTTTCATGGTTATGCTTGCGACTGGCAGCAAAGGCCCGGTGGCGATCTTCATCGGCATGGGGACTGCAAACCCTGGCAGCGTGGCGTCGATGGTCATTGCGCAGACATGCGCAGAGAAGGGAATCGACATGAGGGCGGCGACAACGGACGACCCCCCGCCGCAGGGCTAGTATGCGATAAAATGCGATAATCGCAAATTATCGCTTGCAAGGCTTCCGATAATCGCACATAGTCGCCCCATCGAAACGGATGGGAACGACAAATGCCCCTCACCCTACCCCAACGCCTGATGATCGAAGCTGGACGCCGCCGTCAGGCTGCGACCACGCTGCAAGGCCAGCTCGACGCGATCGGCTACGGCCTCCCCGCAATCGAGGAAGCCAGGCGCCGCGCGTGGGCAATCATCGACCGCAAGCTGCCGAAACTGCCGCAAGCGCACGGCTTCTATGATCCCGATGGCTTTGTCGCAGGTTCGATCCGCAGCGGCAATCGCTTCGGCATGTTCAAGGAGATCGAGCCGCGGTTGCTGGCGAAGATCGTCAAGCGCGACGGCTTGCTGCCGGATGCCGACGAGAGGGAGCGCGCGGCATGAGCGGCGGCACTGCCCAGCGCGCCCGCATCATGGCAGCAGCCGATGCCGCGGTTATCGTGTTCCCCCGCGCAAAGGACGGCGACAGGGGCATCCTCTGCGC